TAGTCCTCGGCAACCTGGTGCACTGCAGTACCTGCGCGAGATGCCTGTGTTGAGATCTTGTTGGCAGTTTCCGCGCCCACACGTTTTCGCCATTCCCATATCTTCTTCCTCGATAATGCGCCAAGGGCTGACGTTACTGATGGATACTTTTCTCCATTTTCAGTAACGTACAGCCTCTTGCCGTCCTCGTTGATTCGTTTTAGGGATTTCGGTTCAAATAATTTAAGCGCAAAGCCCGAGTTCTTCTCTTGCAATGATATACTCCTTCACCAGACATGAACGTACAATATCGTTCGAATGGAATTCAATGTGTTCGAATCCATTCAGTCTGTCTATAATTTTCATAAAGTCTAATAGACCTTGTCTCTCTTGTTGTTTAGTCAAATCACTTTGGCGGAAGTCGCCGCAAAAGATGAGTCGTGCGTTATCGCCGATTCGTGTAATAAGCGAATCTAGTTCATGAAAATTCATGTTGTTTACTTCGTCTACTATGACAATAGTATTATCCATTGTACAGCCTCTGACGAAAGAAGTACACATAAATTTTACGAGGTCTTTCTCTTTCAGGATATCGTATGCGTCACCACGTCGAAACAACTCGTTACAGATTGCTCGATAAGGTTCTTCATATACTGATAGCTTTTCGTCTTCATTGCCCGGAAGGAAGCCGATATCTCTGGTTGGTACTGCAGATCTTACGACAGTGATGTCATAGAATTCGCAGTCGGGGTTATTGAAAAGTCCGGACAGTGCCAAGTAAAAAGAAATAAAAGTCTTACCTGTACCTGCCATTCCATGAAGTAGTAAGTGGTCTCCTGAGTCGAATGCATCAAAAGTCAACTGTTGAGCAAAAGTTTTCGGATAGATTGGCTGAAGCTTCATGCCTCTCTGTGGTACGTGGTCGCGCTTGTCTAAAATACCGTCTTTACGCAATGCGCGCCTTTGTCTCTTCGAAAGTGCCATATAACCTACTCTGTTTTTGTTATACTTACGGGTTAGAATGTTTCGATTGTGCTGCCCCTCCCAGAAGCTTTCTTTATTGATTTTAACACATCACGAAAGCCGGCGTCAGGTCTTAGATTGACACCAGTAACAATACTTGCGTTATTAGTTGTGATTACACGAGTGAGATGCGGGTGCCTGGAAGTGAAGTCATCCATTTCGGAGATTTTGTGTATATGGTCTTCGTATTCACCAGACTCAGAATTTAAATACGTATATGTAGGCATGTTTTATTTATAATCTTCAACTTCCAACAAGGCTTCCAGATCGTTAGATCTAAGAACATTTTTTAAATATTTTTCTTCTTTATGTTCACGATACTCATGGATAAATTCTTTCTTACTACCATCTTCGAACTTACGTTCTTCTTTACGATAGTTACTTTCTCGTTTTGACTTACTCATACTTGAACCTACCTGGAAATGCTTCCTCTACTAACTTAGATGTAATGCCTTTATATGGCAATTTCTTCTCTTTGACACCAAGCATTAGCTTAGCATCTTCGGGATGAATACTCTCTAACATCTCAATGAATATACGTTCACGTTTAATGTTATGAATATTCGCACTACGTTGATTCTTAGTAAAGATATACAGTTTACGAACTTCTTGATATAGTCCGCCTGTATTATCAATCATATCTTCTGGAGAATTAAATGGAGGTGCGCCTTCAGGTAACTCAAAGATTATCCGTACATCACATACTGCTTCTAAGATTTGCATAAAAGCATTATTACCTTCATATTCTTTAAGCTTCGCGATTTTATTCTTTCTACCTGATGTCTTCTCGATTTCTTTAAAGATATCACTGATTAGTTTGACTGCCATTTTAAAACTCCGATATGCATTCGGTGAGGTTTTTGAGTTTGTATTTGATAAAGTAATTGAAAAGCTTATCTCGACCTTTATCAGATTGTTCTTCTACAGCTTGCTTTGTAGCTGCACGTATTCTATCAGGCACAGCATTTAAATCGATTAGCATACGATTGCGCTGATAATTTTTATTTACATCTTCAGCCCAGTCCCAGAAATGTAACATCTTCAGCTCTTCTAGTTTCTTTGATCGTAGTGGCTTTTGTCGTGCATTCGCTACAAATGTATCATCAGAACTGAGCACGTTAGGAATGCCATCGCCTGTATCGCCTTTGAGAATATGTTCTTGCAAGAAATTCTCAGGATCATTGCACTTAATCCACTTCTTTCGAGTAGGATCATACTGCGAAACGTTTGAGTAACGCTGTAGTTGTTGGAAATCTTTGTCGCCTGAAAGAATGAGGATAGGGTCACCGCCGAGTTGGCGTCCGTGTTCATGACAAAGGGTGGCAATGACATCATCGGCTTCGGCATGCTCAACTCGGACGGTGGGATAAGGAAAGAATTCGGCAAGTTCGTCGCGTACTGCATTGAGAATACGAAAGATCTCGTTCCAATCGAGACCAGAATCTTGTCTATTCTTCTTGCGATTCGCTTTGTAATACGGGAAGAACTGTTTACGCCAGTTAGACGTAGCGTCGCATGCGATGACTAACTCGCCAAACTCTTTCTCAAACTTGACTTTGTTCATGCGAATAGAATTGAGGATCATATGTCGTAGCAGATCTTCGTTCGCATTGACATTTTTAGGACCGCTGACCATTAGATTGGCGAGGGCTACTTGGTTGTAATCTAATATAATCACTGTTAAACTCCACTTATTTACTAGTATATTCTACCAAAAAATAGTGGCCTTGTAAACCTAAAAATCGAATTCCAATTGAGTAGTGTCTGGGTGCACGGCATCCCAGTACAAGTTCTTCGCGAAATGCTGAATAGGATGATGGCAATCATTCATCTTATAGACAAATGATTTTAGAGTCTCGTATAAGAAAGAAATATCGTACACATAATCTTCATTGTCTACTTTGTAGTCGTTACTAAACATACTACTAAGCATTTCAGACAAGTATTGATCTGTGTCTAATTCGGCTGCTTCTACTTTATCGTAGATTATGAAACCGTCATCAATCGCCATCTGTTCGAGACGTCGATCTAGCGGGAACTCTATGACATTACTCATAGATCTATTTATGTAGTTTTATAATTAAACATCGGTCCTTCGTCTTCTGGTAAAGATTTATCAACTACACCATATTTTAACGAAGCGATGAGGGCCTCCCACTCTGATTTTCTATTTTTCCAACTATAAAAAGTATCAATGTATACTTTAGTTGGAACAACATTTGTTTTCATCTGTTGATAATTTTCGATTGTTAGATCGAGCATATTATAGAATGCAGATGCATGGTTTTGCAAGTCTTCATTGTATTGATACATATTTGTCCAATGCGAAGCTGTTTCAAAAATACCACCATAATTTGAATGCACACAAATATTTTGTGCCGACATTGCTTCGATCAAACTTAAACATGATGTTTCTTTCCATGTAGTAGGATATGCAAAAATATGTGATTTCTGTAGAGCTTCTCGTACAACATCATTTGTTTGTGTACCATGATTCGTGACTTTAGGATTGCTCTCAAGTGTTTCGAATACTTGTTTATAATCTTGATCACGTACATCCCAACCATATAGAGCAAATGATGAATAAACATCAAGCGTAATATTATCATATTTTTGACATAGCATATTAAATACTGGCGCTAGAATATTTAAACCGCGATGAGGTGTAGTGTGATAGATCAGATTAATTTGACTATCATCTTTTTCATAATTATCAATTGGATCAATAAAATTTCTCAACACTACACACTTTGATGGCGGTAAATTATAGCGTTCGATATATCCCTGCATCTGCCAGTTAGATACGAATACGAATCGATGGAACTTATCTTTGCCATATTGAGTTCCTAAAAATTCTGATTCAGGATCACCCGGTAAGTCATGGGCCCAAAAGATACGAATTACATCGTCGTGTAATTCTCTTACACGAGATGATACGATCTGTACACCGTCGAGTACATCTTTATCTAGCCTTTCGGCTAGTTTCATGGTCAGTACTTCAGTACCTCCCATCGACTTCTCATTAGTCTCGTTTCTTTTGAACTCACCGTTGATGATCTCAGCCATTTTCTCGATCCTTTATGATATTCTCATCACGTACTGAACGAATATTTCCCCAATTACCCTTATTAGATTTTGTTTTATTACGAAACAAAACTAATGTATGATTATTATCGGCTTTACCCATTGGATAAACGATTTCACGGGTCTTTTTAATTCTATAAACATCTAGCATTATAAACCACTCTCCAAATATAACATGAGATCACCAATCATTCGATGATTGATTGTTGAAAACGGAAATCCCATATCAGCGATTTCCGGATGTATCTTTACTAAAGTTTCTCGTGGTATATCAGTTTCTACTTCAATCACCTCGCATTTTACATCTTTTTGTTCGATGTACATCTTTAGCATTTCACACGGAGGACATCCAGCCTGCGTATAAACTATGATTCTTTTTTCTTCAGCCATTTTCCGTTTATCTTTCCGCCAATAAATTCGTTATAAAATTCTTCAGTCAATAATGCTTCGCATCTGATCTGATAATCCATTTCCCAATATGCACATTCTGTTTTTGTTTCACAAAGATGTACAACGTATCTTTCGAACTCTGCACCATTAGCGAGTTCATCTTTCAGTTGTTGATTTGATCCGTAGTATTTTTTCCAGTCTGACTCGACTAATGATCTTCTCTTTCGTTTCTTGCCCTTGAGAGGAGGTAGAGTCTTTTTACTCCAGAAAAACTTCTTACCGATATATTTGCGTTTTGTTTCTTTATTAATTAACAAATATACCATACCATAGAAGTTTTGTACATGCTCGGACTCAAGCGCCCAACCTTCTAGCAAGTGTATCCATGGGTTCTCATAGCTTGCAGT